CTCTAACTAAAGTGGATGACACCAACGTTACCTTAACGCTTGGGGGCACTCCTGCAACAGCATTACTGCAAGCCGTAAATTTGACATTGGGATGGACGGGGACTTTAGCAGAAACTCGCGGTGGTACAGGGCAATCAACATATGCCTTGGGTGATACCCTCTATAGTTCAGCAGCAAATACACTTTCAAAACTTGCTGGAAATATAACTACTGCAAAACTGTATCTATCTCAAACAGGAACCGGCGCAGTATCGGCACCACCTATTTGGTCAACTATTGCTGGTGCAGATATTACAGGCGCTGCCTTAACCAAGACAGATGATACAAACGTCACTTTAACTCTGGGTGGCACACCCACAACAGCATTGCTTCGTGCCGCATCATTGACTTTGGGCTGGTCTGGATTATTAGCAATAGCGCGAGGGGGTACCGGCGTGGGTTCGGTGACCACAGCACCAACAGCCACCGCTTTTGCCGGATGGGATGCTAATAGCAATCTCTCTGCAAACTCATTAATACCGGGATTTGCCACGACGGCGACGTCTGGTGGCAATACTGTATTAACTGTGGCCAGCAAACAAGTACAAGAGTTTACAGGCACCCTTACACAAACTGTAACATTGCCGGTAGCCTCATCGTTAGTGGCCGGGCAGCCATATGTAATCATTAATAACTCAAGCGCCAATGTGACGGTTAACTCTTCAGGCGGTAACGCTATTCAGGTTATGGCGGCTAATACAACAGTGTATTTAGATTTAGTTTTAGCCAGTGGTACGACAGCTGCTTCATGGAATAGTGGTTATGTTTTTGATAATGGCGCCGGTGTTTTATCAATAACGGGAACGGCTAATCAGGTTATCGCATCAGCGTCTACAGGGGCTGTTACTTTAAGTTTGCCGCAAAGCATAGCCACATCAAGCTCACCTACATTTGCAGGGCTTACCCTTACTAACCCTCATATAGCGGGCGCAGGCGGTCTTGTAAGTTTTCAAGTATTTACTTCAGGTACAGCAGCAACCTATACGCGCCCAGCAGGTATTACCTCGATTTATGTAGAAGTAGTCGGTGGTGGCGGTGGTGGCGGCGGATCTACAGGTGGAGGCGCTTCAGTTTCGTGCGGCGCATCAGGTGGAGCTGGGGGATATGCCAGTCTTTGGGTGCCAAGTGCTGCGTCTTCATATACTTACACGGTGGGGGCTGCCGGAACCGCAGGAACATCTGGCGGAGGTACAGGTGGAACAGGTGGGACGACTACTTTTAGCGCGAGTTCCCTTCAAGCAACGGGTGGTGTTGGTGGAAACGGAATGGGGGCCATTACTACGGTTGCGCGTGCAATAGGTGGAAACGGCGGGGTTGGTTCTAATGGAACTATAAATACAGCTGGTGAGGCTGGAGGTTCATCTTTTGCCGTTGGAGGAGGAGTTATAGGCGGTAATGGTGGGTCAAGTCATTATGGTGGAGGAGGTAACCAGCCAAATTTAGGCGCCGGTGCTGTAGGCGGAAACTACGGAAGCGGTGGTTCAGGTGGCGCATCAACCACCGTAAGTGCGGCTGGTGGGGCTGGCAGTGCTGGTCTTATTGTTGTTTGGGAATTTTGTTAAGGAATTTACCATGAATGTATTTGAGATACTTTCAACCAAATATGAAACTGAATGGTTTCAAGAAAAGATGTCATTTAAAGATGAAAATGACGGACTAGGTATTGTTATTGATAAATGGGACATGCCTATTCCTAAGCCAACGTTAGATGAAATTATGTCCTATGAGTCTGAAATGCAGCCCATATTTGCCTTAAATCAATTAAAGGCTTCTATTTTGGTTTTGGTAGAGGAATTAATAAACAAAACGGCTAAAAGTAAGAACTACGGTGATGCCTTGGCATGTGCCTCTTATGCAAATAGTACGGTTACACAATGGGCTAATGAGGCACAAACTTTTATTGCGTGGCGTGATGCATTGTGGGTCTATTGTCTTTCTGAGTTTGCAAAAGCAAAAAATGGTGAGCGTGATATAGTATCGGCAGAGGAGTTTATAACGGAACTCCCTTTAATAAGCTGGTAACTATAGGAAAATATTATGTCATGGGTTGTAGAAAATTTGCAAAATCAATTGAAAGAGATGGTATTGAGAAAAACGGATATAAAGGTGGAATTACACGATCTGGACGAGTCTATTAAAGTGCTAGGGAATTTGATTGAAATACTCAGTGCCCCACGCTCAGAAAGTACCACTGATAATGCTTGTAATACAATGACGGACAACCCTTATCCAACAAGCGTTTATGTTGAATAAAAGGTGTTTTTTTAATTATAAAGGAGTTTTTTAATGTTAACGATTCAAACTTTATTAGAGGACGCACGTCAATTAGAACAACAAGTTGAGGCCGCTGCTAATATGTTGCAACAATCAGCGGGTGCTTTGCAATTTGTAAGAAACAAAATAGGGCATCTTCAGGCGGTACATGCTGATGCGGCACGCAAGGAAATAGAAGATCAGGAGAAAAAGGATGGCGAAACTAACGACCAAGGAGAGGGCGAAACTCCCCAAGAGTGATTTTGGATTGCCGGGCAGGGAGGCTTATCCTATGCCCGATAAAGCCCATGCGGCAAATGCCAAAGCACGCGCTACGCAGATGGAAAACAAAGGGAAGCTTTCAGCATCATCGAAGGCGAAAATTGATGCCAAGGCCAATAGGATATTGGACAAAGGCGACCGAGGAGGCAAAGGATAATGGCTAAAAAACCTGCTAGAAAGATGGAAGAAAAAAACGTTCGCAATATGGACGATAAAAAAGACAATAAAATGTCTAAGAAAAAGATGCCAATGAAAAAGGATTGTAAATAATCAAGGAGCGAATCATGGCTTACGATGAAACCCCTAGAAAACCTATAGAGGTTCGTGAAGGAAAAGGAGGCGGCCGCGCGGGCCATGATGAACTCATTGATCGCGCAGGAGACTCTGGGAAGTATGGCGTGCGTACTGATGCAGCGGCAGAGGGCGTGGGCTATTTGGGCGTGGATGATTTGGATCGCATCCGTAGAAAAAACCTAAAACATAAAACCAGATAATTATAAGGAGATTTTTAAATGGCTATAACATCATTATTGCGTAACTTCAACGGCGATCCAAACATCGTCACGATGGTTACAGATGACTCTGCAGCGGCAATTACTACCAACGGATATTTTACCTCCGCGACTATTCTTGCCAACATTGCTTTATTAAACAACGGTGATTTTCAATTCCTAGTAACCGACTTGTGGTTAATCTACACCTCAAACGGCGTGGGATTCTATACTTATAACTCAGCTACAGGCGCCTTCGTAGCCCTAACCGGTAACGCAGGATTATCAAGCACCTTATCTAGCGGTAATATTTTCGTCGGTAACGTATCAAACGTCGCTACAGGCGTGGCTATGTCCGGGGATGCTACTATTGCCAACACTGGCGCATTAACGATTGCCAATAACGCGATTACAACAGCTAAGATTTTAAATGCTAACGTAACGCTTGCTAAACTGGCAGCGGGGATTACGCCAAGCCATATAATTAAGTTTGGCGGTCAAACAACTACTGTGGGCGGATCTGCAACCGAAGCATTTACAATTACAGGCGCTGTGGCCGCAACTGATAGAGCCTTTGTTCAGGTCGTTAATAACGGCACGAACAACGTCACTGTGTTGCAAGCGGTTGTTACTGCGAATACCCTCACTATTACCTTTAGTGGCGATCCCGCAGCTGATACCGTTTACAACTATCAATTGATCCGCGCAGCTGCTTAATCCCATGATGCGCCAAGGATTGGTGCTAGGATTACTCTTAACCCTGTCGGGGTGCTCATCATCCGGTGAGCGCCTCCAGACGGGGTTCTCTACCTCAACCTGTATAAAACCGCTTATTGATTATCATTACCTAACCTGTAACAACATTAAATTCACGGTCAACGGGGAGCAGTTTGAAATACCCGCAGGCTTTGAAACTGATTTAGCAAGTATTCCTAAAATAGCGTGGCCCATTATGGCGCCTGCGCACTCGTCATTAATACGACCGGCCATAGTACACGACTGGTTCTATAGAAAAACCTGTGATTTCACACGATTTCAAACGGACTTAATTTTCTACCATATGCTTCGCAACGATGGCGTGTCTCATTTTCGTGCGTCCATGATGTATTACGCGGTTCGAGCGTTTGGATGGAATTATTACAATGAGGACTATTGTGATGACGAACTTAAAGGATTGGATCAAGAAGAACGAAGCGTTCAAATCGCATCCCTATATAGACACTGTGGGGAAACTAACAATCGGATGGGGTCGTAACATTGAAGACAATGGCATATCTAAGGATGAGGCTGATCACCTGTTTGATAACGATTTTGCTCGCTGTCAAAGGGAACTCGCCCCATATCCGTGGTATGTCAATCAACCCCAAAACGTACAATACGCCTTAATGAATATGTGTTTTAACCTAGGTATAGGCCGATTGCTAGGATTTAGAAAAATGATAATGGCATTAACCGCCAAGGATTACACCAACGCCGCCAGAGAGGCGCTGGATAGTAAATGGGCGAAACAAGTAGGGGACAGAGCAAAACAAGTGGCCCTTATGATGAGACAAGGATTTTAAGATGGCGTTAGGAAAAGAGCAGGCCGAACATATTAATATAGTAAACTGGTTCAATTATCAGTTCCCCGAGTTAGCCGATGATTTCCACCATTTTGCTAATGAGAGAAAATGCTCGGTACAAACCGGACGCACCTTAAAACGGATGGGCGTTAAAAAAGGGGTGGCCGATTTCTTTTTGGCGATCCCCATTGACCTCTATTCAGGACTTTGGATTGAGTTAAAAGTCGGAAAAGGTAAATTATCCGTTGAGCAATCTGAATTTTTGTTTAGAAAAAACAAAAGAGGATACATTGCGACTGCTTGCTGGGGGTTTGATGCGGCCAAAGATGTAATATTGAACTATTTGAAACCATATATTGCAAATAGAGAGGGGATTGATCTAATTTCCTGTATATAATGTGCCCATTTTGTTAGTATAAGTTTTGTACTTACAAACATTGTTTTGTAATTACAAACTTATGCTTATTAAACAAGCACTTAGCAAAAATAGTAATCCTTAAGTCTGATTATTATAGTAATCAGATTTAGCGGTGACGTCTGCCTCTAAAGAAGATAACTGTGTGGGATTTCATTTTAGAATCGATCAATTCTTTTTGCGCCTCGCTGATAAAATAGGGGCGAGTTTTTGGTGGTGGTATAATTGCGGTTTCATCATACTCCCAGTCTGGTTGGATTTCTAATACTTTTTCTTTTGGAGGGCAGCCCCATAATAGGGCCTCCTTTGAATCGCAAATACACAATCCCCAAATGATATCCCATAATTGAATAAGGCCGCATTTTTCACAGGCTTTCTGGATCACTAGGATACTCCTTTGCAAATTGCTCTTTTGTAGTGGGAACCATTTCAAAATTTACGGGCGGTAAAATACCCGCCTCAATCATTCTGTCGATAACTTGCCCTTGACCGGCAAAGAATCCCTCTTGGTAAATTCTCTGCCGTTCAGATTGGCTTCCCCCTTGTCGCCCGTTTTGGCGTTTACGTTTCTTGTCGTAATTGGTCATTTCTATTTATCCATTCTTTTAAGCGTGCAGATTCGCCATCGTCTAATTCACATCCATAAATAGGGCGGCAATCATTGCATGGGATTCCCTGCAAGACGATAAACTTTCCCTCATGAACAATCCGAACCGATATAGAATTACTGAGTCCATCATTCCCCATGAATATTTTCATCATTACTCCGCACAATGTAAATCTGCAAGTGTCGGCGCGTTGAATGGCTCTTGCTCATTCTCAATCGCTTTGATTGTTCCAACGAATGCCTGATTTATTTCAAATAGAATTATTTTTAAATAATGGGCATCAACGGTGGCAGATTTAATTTCTTCAGCCGTTTCTTCAAGATAGCTAACAATTAATTCTTGCTCGCTCATGCTTTTTTTCTGCTCCTCTTTTATTTGCCGGGCGCAGGCTAATAATTGGCGCTGGACTGATTTTTCTCTGATAATATCCGCATGAGCGTTTAAATTAGCGGTAGAGCAGCAGTTATTGGCTAAATCATAAAGATGGGCTATATCGTCTGAGTCTTCATAATCAATATGATCGGATAACATAGGCAAATCAAAAGATCCGTGCTTCTCATGTAATTCTTTCATAGCCTGAAATAGTCTTTGATGCCGATCAGTATAGAAGTCGGCGGCGCATAATTTATCTTTAACATTAACAAATAAAATTGATTCTAAAATTAACCCACCTAATAACGTGGACTCTGATTCAATAGCTGGTCTTATGTACATGGTATTTCCTTATTGTTGGTGAAATAGTTTTTTCTTAATACGGACACCCTCTTGCTCTTTAGCAATCATAAGGGCGAACGGTGTATCAATCGTTTGTAGCATTTCCTCGACCTTCGAGCGGTCGCCTAAATGGATATACCATTTGCTGGCGTTGGCACAATGCTTTTTAACAAATTGCCCGTAGAATATGCGCACAGCCTTTTCGCTTATGGGTGAGTAATTCTCAAATACAGATCCGACACGCCCGTTTTCATCCTGGCATTTGTACGCGCAATTTATCCTAAACCCTTTTTGTGTTCCGGAGATACCATAGCGGGCCTCCAATACATTAACCTGAAACACATTATTTTGTACCCGGGCCATTGATAGCTTGGCATTGGGGTCTATTAACTCACACCCACAGCTATGGCATAACCGGGCGGCTATATCATTCTGGGCGCCACACGCAGCGCCATCAGTAATGTTTTCGCACTCCTTAAACTCAAAATAGTATTTACAGCGCTCTTCTTTTTCTAACTCATCACCGTTAACCGCCTCTTTGGGAACCTTACCAATACAACGCCTTGCGTGTTCGGTGTTCATTTCCATACAGGCCGGACAGCAAATCACTAGGGGCTTGTCTTGATCGATTGTTTGTTTCACCGCCTCAAGTAATACGGGATTATCCCAGTCTCGGTGTCGTTCGATGTTTCCGGCAAAATCTAACACTAGGGCATTTGTTTTGTTCGTTTGGGGTGACAAGCGCAAGACTCGACCCATGGTCTGAACAAGAAGCACAAGACTCTCTGTCGGGCGTAAGTAGGCAATAGTATCGTAAGAAGGTATATCAACCCCAACCGATATAATAGCGATATTAACAAGATACTTAATAAATCCCGTCCTTGCCTTTTCCAAGATTTCAGTGCGTTCATGTTGCGGGGTTTCTCCTAAAATGATTGCAGACTCACCCATCGGCAGGTGGCTTAATATTTCAAATGCGTGTTTTTTTGTAGTGGCAAAGAAAAAGACCCCGCGCCGGTCTTGAGTTTCCATGATGTGAACCACTTGATGACAGATAAGCTCTGTTAAGCGGGCGCTTCGCTCAACAACCGCCTCTAATTGCTTTTGATCGAACTGGCCGTTTTGTTTGATTCGCACCTGTGAAAAATCAAGCACTAAATTTTTATCGACCTCAAATTGCGGTTCGATTAAATAATCATCCCGTATTAATTGCTCGGTGGTAATATTGCCGACTTGAGTTTTGAACAGACAGTCCGGCCCCACAATAGCAGCGCCTTTGAATCGGAAATTAGTACCTGTTGCGCCAAGGACACGCATCTCGGGGTATTCCTGCTTATAATGACGCAAAATCCGCACGAAGCTTGAACGGTGATTAAGGTAATTAATAGCGTGCGCTTCATCGACCACGATGATGTTGAATTTGATCCGCGCAATCCCATCATTTTTATTTATTCCGTTCAATACGGAAACCGGCGTGCCAAATACAATCGGCGCCGTTGCATCTTTATAGCCTAAGGCCGCGCAATAAATTGATGCGTTGCCACCCTCATCAATGAGGGTAGCACAGTTATTCCGTACTAATTCTGCGTTGTTAACAAGGCATAGGGCGCGTTTACCGGCCTTTTGCATTGAGAGTAATATATTGGCAAGCATTAAGCTTTTGCCTGCCCCCACGGAGGCCATTAAGAGAACCGGGTCATCATTGACCTTTAGGGCTTTCCAGCACTCGTTAACAGCGTCCTGCTGATACGGTCTTAATTGTTTCATAAATGAAAGTTAACTCCTTACGGCATCTTTCAACGCGTGACTCTTTAACCAATTGCAAAACGCATCGATTTCCTCGCACTGCTCTTTCACCGGAAACGGCGTTTGATTGGTAAACACTAGCTTGCATATCTCACTTAACGACGCAATTAATACGCGCCTATCTACGGGTTTTTGACCTACATAATGAGCAAGCCCATTCATTAAATAATGGGTTAATTGGCGCTCCTCGGGGATTGACTCCCCTATAGTTGGTAAATCGCTATAGTTCGTCGTCATTGCATCCTGCCTTAACCCATTCGATTGCTTTTTGATGCCCTATTAGGGCCTCGTCCCATGTGGTATAGCGATCCATATAAATATCACGCCCACCGCGTGGCTCATCAAAAACCATTGTTTCAAACAATAATGGTCTGCCACCTAAGAAATTATGATCCAGACCTAGCCATACGGTAGATACACGTTTATCGTTAATTTCTTCATCGGCTACGTGTTTTTTATTTTCCTTCCATAAATCCTCTGTTTGATTTGCCCATTCCATAAGAGTGCAGGGTGTGTAGGTGTGATCATCATTTAAAAAATAGTGGTGGCTCATATTATTTTCTCTTTCTTTTTTTCCTCAATCATTTTATTTACATCATCTTCACTAATTAAAATATCGTCTATTGTGATCTTTTTAAATCTTCCCGGAGAGGGCTGAACGAATATAAATCCCTTAGTTACAATTTCTTCAAATTGTTCTGGAGTTAAACGGAAATAACCCCCACCCATATTTTTCATCTAAAATTCACCTGTTTCATGGTTTCTAAATTACGCTTAATGCCATCAAGCACCTTTTGATAAGAATCTGCTACAATGGCCATGATTTCGTTGGCGCTAACCTCTTTATGTCCATCGCATAGATAGTCATCGATATTTTTAATGGAGGCGTTAATCATATTGAATAGGGTTAGCTCCATGAAGTCATGTATTCCGCCACGCTGCGCCGTCTCAAATTTAGCTAAAAAATCTTTGAGAAATTGATGCGCGTTTAAAACCTGATCTGCTGCCGTTATTTCCGTGGCTCCATTTGCTGTTTTTAAATCATTCATTGTTCATATCCTTTTGTAATGCGCGTGCTAATTCTAAATTTAAAGCTACTTTGTCCGGCGCTAATTCGCCTATATCCATCATAACTACCAAGGTTTTAAGCCACGTATAAGCTAGCTGTACGGCCTCTGAATCACGGCTTTTAACCTTACGCTCCATTCTATCAATAACTAAACGAACGTTTTTTAACTCCCTTAGAACCCCAAGGCGCATCCTCGCTATTTCCTTCATTGCTAATTTTTGGCCTTATGGTCAACCCAGCGCAAGGCCAGTTCTAATTTCTTAATAAACTGCTCTAAAATTAATTTTCTATCGATGCCAAACGTACCCGCTAACTTATCAATAACCGTGGCTGATATCATTGATGGGCCTGTGATACACATCTCTAAAAACATCTCTTTGTTATCTTCATAATTGCGCGGGTCAGCGACCTCGATAAACTTTCCAATATACTCATTGGTTAAGTCCGTCATGCGTTGCGCATCATCTATTATTGGCATTTTCATTCATAACTCCTGCTCCAGTCTCTTAGCTGGTCAATTGCATCAAACTCTCTGGCAAATATTTTATTTTCGTGTACATAACCAAAAAAACCCGATAATGAATAACGCGGCACCCCATCAATAATATCAATGCCCTTAATTGTCTGCTCCATCACCCTGGCATTTTGCTCATCTACATAAAAAACCGTATCGCCTTGTTTAAATTTAGTCTT